TCCGAAGTAGGCGGCCACCTTCTTCGCGGCGTTCTCGCGGGTGATGCTGTTCATCTCGACCTCGACCCCGTAGGTCTGGGTTTTCATGTTCTCGATCTGGGTTCTCGTTGTCTCTGTCATTGTCGTGCGCTCCTTTTTCGTAGTGTGTTTTCCTTTCGGTAGTGTATTAATCACTCTACAAGCGTACATTATCAAGTTAATTCTGAGCCATAATCAGCACAAATATCCGGGCTGGAAACTGTGCACATTATGACTCTCCGTACAGGATAAAACGGACGTATTCCTTCGGATGCTCCTCCAGAAATACCACCAGTTCAAAGTAATTCCGCTCGAAGGCCATCCGCTGTACCACGGGCAGGTCGAACATGTTCGTCTCACCCGTGGCGCGGATCTCAAGTATCTGCTCCCTGATCCGTTCAGTCATCCTTCTCACCGACCTTCCGCACGATGTCCTCTCCGTAGACCACGTTCAGACCGGATCCATTGTCCCAGCGCATCAGCAGGCTTCCCGTATCGTCCACACCGAGGACTGTACCCCGTGTTCCGGCAGGAGGCGCCTGGACATCATCCATCCTCACAAGTTCCACCCGCGTTCCGGCGGGGTACTGCTCCCGTACCCGTCGGACTGTCTCTCTGTTTGGAAATCTCATACCGCCGCCTCCTCGCTCTGTGCTTTGGCTGCCTTCAGCGCGTCGCGCTTCTCAGCCTGCCGCCGCTGCCATTTTTCCTTGTCTGCTTCCGTGCGGAAGGCGCAGTGTCCGGTCAGGTTCCGCATCAGGACTGTGCGGGCTTCCTTGTACTCAGCGCCGTTCATCCCAAGGCGGGTAAGCCAGATGCGGAGGGCGTATTTCTCGTTCCCGTCATTGACTTCCTTTGCCTGGATTCGTTTCTGCCCAAGGGCCATCTTGTTCATCATCCCGCAGAGGGTGGTGAAGGTCCGCAGCACCGCGGTGTCTTCCGTCTCCGGCAGGGAGGCGAAGGTGATGTTCTCCGGCGTCAGGGTGATGCCGCCAAGGGCAGGCCCGTGTCCGTCCTCGTAGTCCGCGATGGCGCGAAGCAGGCTCTCCTTTGTCAGCGCGCAGGCGTCATCCCGCAGGGCTTCCGCCAGCCCTTCCTCGACATGGAAGGAAGTGCCGAGCGCCTTGTTGATGAGTTTCTCCCGTGTGAAGACCAGGTTGACGAGGTTCCGCAGGGTCGCGCCCGTGTGGTTTGCCATCGGCACTCTGACCGTCAGGCAGACCGGTCCGCTTTCCTGCGCCGTGTCGGCGGCTGTGGGGGCTTCCTCGGCCTCCTCCGCAGGGGTATCGGCCGTTTCCCCGATGCCCTCAAAGCCGGCGGCTGCCAAAGCCTGAAGCACTGCTTCGACCTCCTCGGTGTCTGCCCTGTCATCGAACTCAAGGACGCCTTCCTTTGTGACCGTGAAGAAGCCGATCTCGTAGGCGCAGGTCGGCATGAACTTGTAGACTGCCCTGGCTCCTGTGGTTTCGGAAATGACCTTGACCAGGGCCTTCCGCTCGTTTCCCGTTACGCTGTAATCGATTCGCATGGTATGTACCTCCGTTTTTGTATTCGCCCGGTGCCCCGCGGCGTAGTGTATTAATCACTCTGAAGCCCCGGAATAGCAAGTTAATTCCGCGGATTTCCCGGACAAATATTCACCAGACATTCATGCCTCAGACTGGTCATAGTACACGATGCCGGAGAGCACGAACCATACGCACGGGAGCGCCACGCCGTTGCCCCAGAGTTTGTACTCGGAGGAATCCAGGTGCGGGTTCTTCAGCCATTTCACGATCTGCGCCACGGTCTTTGGCTTCTTCGCATGTGTGACCACCTGTCTGTGGGTTTCAAAGACATCCGCCCAGAAAGCGATGTCCTCCTCGGTCGGTTCTTCCGTACCCAGTCCCCGGCACCACCAGTCAGGAAAGCCCTGGAGCCTGGCGCATTCGGTTGGCGTCAGCCGGCGGACGATGTAATACGGCTCCACGCTCACCACGGGCGGCTCCTTATATTCAGTAGCCACAAGGGTGTCGAGTGCGGGGTCATCCGTAAAATGCGTCAGGTGGGAATTCTTCGTGCCGTGGTAGACAGGCGCGGCCACGCCGTGATGCTCCGTAGCGTTGAGCGTGTACATGGCATCTGAATCGTTCCAACCGTCACCCTGATGGCTCGGCCTCTGCCCGTTGCCTTCCAGCGGATACGCTTTCTCCACCACAGCGATGCCGCCCTGGTTGCATCCCGGATGCCCGCCATTTAAGTCAAGCGTCCGGGAAGTCTTCGCCTCGTAGATCCCGGCATGGGGATTGCCGGAGAGCATGGCATGGCTCTGGTCGGAACTGATGCCGAAGGCGGACGGTGCGAACAGGGTCTGGTCGTTATTCGTAGCGAGGGTGGCAGACTTGTCTTCCTGCACGAGGGCTCCTTTTCCGCCGCCTTCCTTCCCGCAGCGGATCTTCAGTGTGTACGGGACGAGCGGTCCTTCCGGAGCCATGATGAGCGGTACGTTGTTCCCGCCGGTTCCCATCCGGCTGGTGAGCGTCTGGATGGCGTCACCCTCCTCGATGCGGATGCGGCTGTCGGTCGGATGGTGTTCCAGGGCGATTGCCGCAGGAACCACCCCGGCACGGAGCGTGGGTGAAGTTTCATCCTCATATCCGATGGATCGGGATTTCGCGGAATGCTCCGTACAAAAGCCCGCCGCCATCACAACAGGCGGATGCCCGTGATCCTGCGCCCGGAGGGTCCCGGAAATATCCCCAGACACATCCATCCGTTCACCGCCCTGGTCGTTCAGGCAGATGCTGCCTGCCGCTCCAGCGCAGCCTTCAGTATCGCGGGCAGTTCCTTTCCACGCTTCGAAGCCCTCCGCAGAATACCCAGACACGCCTTCGGACTTAAATAGTATGTCTCCGGCACGTTCTCCTCCAAAATCTGCGACAAGAAAGATCCTTGCTCTTCGCTGGGGAACACCCCAGAACTGAGCGTCGAGAAGCCGGTAAGCCACGCTCCATCCGTCTCCCAGGTACACGTCGGCATAGGGCCATCCGTTTTTACCAGGCGCAGGCACCTCGGCGGACGGCTCTTTGACGCCGATGACCGCTTCGAGGACTGATTTGAAGTCTGCGCCTCCGTTGCTGCTGAAAGCGCCCGGGACGTTCTCCCAGACACAGTATCTCGGTTTTTCTCCATTGGTCTTTTCCCTCATTTCCTTTATGATGCGGATGGCCTCATGGAAAAGGCCGCTCCGTTCGCCGTCAAGCCCGGCTCTTCGTCCGGCCACGGACATATCCTGGCACGGGCTGCCGAAAGTGATGATGTCCACGGGCGGCAGTTCCGCCCCGGACAGTTTCGATACATCCCCGAAATGCTGTACCTCCGGCAGGCGCTTTGTCGTCACGCGGACTGCGAAAGGTTCGATTTCTGAATTCCACAGCGGCCTGATTCCGGAAAGGATGCCCGCCAGTTCAAAACCCCCGGAACCCGAAAACAGGGAACCGAGGGTCAGCGTTTTCTTATTCATTTTCAGTATCCTCCATTCCCGCACATACCTCGTCGAATGTGAGTTTCTGCCCGTCACGGATGACATACACATCCTCGCGGACACCGTTGTCCTGGCACCAGGCGCGGTACCTCATCACGATCACATCCACGAACTTCGGGTCGAGTTCGATGCCCCGGCACACACGGGATGTCTCACAGCAGGCGATCAGGGTGCTGCCGCTGCCGAGAAAGGGATCGAGCACGATGCCGTTGGTCATGGTGGAGTTCCGGAGCGGATAACTCATGAGCGCCACGGGCTTCATTGTGGGATGATCCTTACTGGAGCGCGGCTTGTCGTACTCCCAGACCGTTACCTGCTTGCGGTCGGAATACCACTGGTGCTTTCCGGTCTGCTTCCAACCGAACAGGCAGGGTTCATGAATCCACTGGTACGGGCTCCTGCCGAGCACTAGGGCGTTCTTCTTCCAGATGCAGCACCCGGAAAGATAGAAGCCCGCGTCCTTAAATGCCTTCCGGAAGTTCAGGCCCTCGGTGTCGGCGTGCCACACATAGATGGAGCCGTCATCCGCGAGGTTGGCGTGCATGCAGCGGTAGGCGGAAAGGAGGAAGTTGTAGAATTCCTCATCGCCCATGTTGTCGTTCATGATCTTCCCGGCGGTTTCTTCTACGTCCACGTTGTACGGGGGATCGGTCAGGATCAGGTTGGCTTTCTCTCCATCCATCAAGCGGGTGTATACCTCCTCGCCTGTGGAGTCTCCGCAGATCACCCTGTGCCGTCCGAGGCACCAGAGGTCGCCCGTCTTGGAGAACACAGGCTTCTGCAGCTCCGCCTCCACATCGAAATCATCCTCCTGCACATCTTTGGAATGTACTTTATTGAAGAGCGTCTCGATTTCCGGCGGCTCAAAGCCCGTTTTGCCCAGGTCGAAGTCAGAGTCCTGGATGTCTTTCAACAGGTCAGCCAGGAGCGTTTCGTCCCATGCGCCTGTGATCTTGTTCAGCGCGATGTTGAGCGCCTTCTCCCGGGTCTTGTCGACATCCACCACTGCGCAGGGCACCTCGGTGAAGCCAAGATCCATAGCAACGGTCAGCCGCTGGTGGCCACCGATGATGGTCATGTCGGCGTTTACCACCAGGGGATCGGCAAAGCCGAACTCCTCGATGCTGTTCTTGATTTTCTCGTACTCCTTGTCCCCGGGCTTCAGCTTCTTGCGGGGATTGTATTCTGCCGGTTTGAGTACGGATACCGGCAGCACCTTCAGTTCAGCGGTTTTCATTCAGCCTTGCCTCCATTTCTGATTTCAAATCTTTGTGCCTCGTCTCGAATTTCCAGAACGCCCATCGGCACTTGTCCGAGCAGAACTTCTTCCTCCTGCCGGTGCGGTTTCTCACGACAGGCGCACCGCACCACGGGCAGAACTGTTTCGCGCACTCCGAAATGAACTCGTTCATATCCGGATCTTCATATTCCATAGCGTCCCTCCTGGCACGAAACGTCCGTGCCGTTTTTTCCCTGGCACGAAACTCCATCAAAAAAGGCAGCGGTGGAATCTGCTCCATCACTGCCTGTGAAATACGGAAAACGCATGAAAAAGGGGTATTTTCCATGCGTTTTCACTGTCTTTTATGAATTTCTCAAGTCCGGGGAACCCCCGGCCCTTTAATTTCGCGGTTTTTCACGAAAGAGGGGGCGGCGGTCTTCCGTGGAAAGCCCCACAGAGATGCGACCCCGGCCCCGGGTCTCAGTATCTGTACTCCGGATTGATGTCTTCGGAGAGAGTCTTCCTGTCATGGCAGGGCTTGCAGAGCGGTTGCCAGTTGTTCCTGTCCCAGAAGAGGTTCCGGTCACCCCTGTGAGGTATGATGTGGTCGACCACCGTTGCCTTCACGTAGCGGCCTTGCTCCGCGCACCGTACACACAGCGGGTGTGCCTGCAGGAACCATCTGCTTTCCCTCTGCCATGCCTTCCCGTAACCCCTGGCTGATGCCGCCCGTACTTCCTCCGGGTGCAGTGGCCTGTGCACGTCACAGTACTTGGTACCGGACGGCACAAGGTTCGGACAGCCGGGATGCCTGCACGGAACCTTTGGCTTCGTGGGCATCAGCGCACCAGACCCCACTCAGCGAACTTCTCAAAGCCGCCAAGCTGATGGATGTAATGACGGGCTGTCTCCACCATCTCGTTGTATGGAACTTTGCCGATAATGTCATCCCCGATAGCACAGCATACTTCCACAGGCTTCCCGGTTTCCTGTGCTTTCAGCCACGCCCAGATATTCACGGACACATCCGCCTTGGACAGGTCTTTTCCATGAAGACCGCCGCCTGTAACGCTGTCCGCCATGTCGCTGCCCAGCTTGCGGTTGGTGGCTCCCGTGTCCACATCCGTACCGCCTGTCCAGTCACCCAGAGGGTTGATCTCCGCACACGGGTAATCGTCATGGAGATCCCCGGAAGAGGCGTTGCTCTGGCAGATGATAAGTCGGTCAACGTCCAGGATGTATTTCCCGTCACAGCCATATTCTCCGTAT